ACATATATTAGAAATGATTTATTTCAACCCTTCATGGATTGCGGACGCGAATTTTACCACTAAAGCTATGTTGGAAGATAAAAAATTATTGTTTCCAGAACCACCGGTTGGATCTACATTAGACTTGGACGCGTACAGCTATGAAACAATTGAGACACTTAAATCACAAATGCGTAATATTGTAGTTACTCAAACATCTACTGGGATTTTACATTTTGATACACCCCAAAAAGGACAAAATAAGGATTTATATTCAGCTCTGTTGTTAGCAGCACATGGAGCAAAAACGGTAGAGAGGGAGTTGGAGGGTGATGGAGAGCCAATTTTATTTAATACCAGTGGTTATATTCGTTTACACGATAATACAAGTCTTAATTTTAATCCAGTAGGTCCACAACAAGGTAATACGGGTAATCCTATGATACACGCGGCTCTCTTAAAGAAAAAGTTAAAATAATAAACTAACCTTCTAATTGTTAAGGGGAATTAAAATTATAATATATAAAGCGACAAATAAAATTAATGGTAAAATGTATATTGGACAAACTGTTCATAGGTTAAGACAAAGAAAACAAAGTCATATCTCTGCTGCTTTATCCATAAGAGATAACACCTATTTTCATCGCGCGCTTAGAAAATATGGCAATGAAAATTTTTCTTGGAAAATTTTACAGGAATGTGATACGATTGAAGAATTGAATCAACTAGAAATTTTTTATATTGGTTATTATAATACATTTGGTAACAATGGTTATAATTTAACTGTTGGTGGAAAAAGTGGATTAGTAGGATTTAGACATACAGAAGAATCAAAAAGAAAAATGTCTGAAGCACAAAAAGGAAAAAAACTTTCAGAAGAAACAAAGAGAAGAATGTCAAAGGTTCAAAAAAATAAAGTAGTTTCTAAAGAGACTAGAAGAAAAATATCCGAATGGCACAAAGGTTCCAAACTTCCTGAGAAAGTGAGGAGAAAGATAGCTGTGACACTAAAGGGTAAATTTACTGGTAAGAATAGTCCTTTATATGGTAAACCGCTTTCTAAAGAGCGTAGAAGGAGAATGTCGGAAGATAGGGTTGGTAAACAAGCGGGCAAAAACAATCCGGCAGCAAAAGCTGTGGTTATTGATAATAAATATTTTGATACAGTGAATCAAGCAGCAAAAACCGTTGCTGTAACACGTTTGACCATTTATCGCAGAATAAGAAGAGGGGCCGTTGGATACCAATATGCCTGTAAATAAGGAAAGTAATTATCAAGAAAGTCCACGGCTTTCGACCAGGTTTTAAACACCAAAATCCGATTTTAGCTGTAGGGGGAATGTCATGGCAGAAAATTTAAGTATTTGGAAAGGACGTTTTTGGGATTTGTGGTTAATGAAGTTTTTCAGAAACATAGTTTCTATAAAATATCAATTTATGATCGCTTTTTTTATTTTAATTGGTTATGGAATGTTTACTATTAATACGTTAACAAAATTACCTTGGATATCTGCTGCTAGCGGTCTTGCTTTTCTTGCAGGCGGTTTTATTACATTAGCAACAGCACGTGTTGTAGCTAGGACTAAATTAAAGGAAGATAAGGAGTTAGATACAGACAAATGAGAGGGGTGTGTTCAAAAATCTCAATGGTCTTTCTACCAATTGGAAACTTTAATAAAATATAAAGCAGCTTTGCTTGGTATACCAATCGTGTATGTAAATCCAGCTTATACAAGTCAGGTTTGTTCACGATGTGGAAGTATCAACAAATCAAATGGTAAACATTATAAATGTTCCTGTGGTCACTTTGACCATCGAGATGCAAATGCAGCCTTTAATATATCTGCAAATGCATGGTTTTTCGATGAGCAAACGGTAGAACAGAGTGTTTCTATTGTGCGGTGTATTGGTAACCCGCTAAATCAGAGAACTGTAATGGTAGTTCAACTGGAATCGTCGGACCTTAGACCTGATTTTAAAAAACAAAAATCAGGAGGTGTAAGATGAGTATCAAATATTCTAGTATATTAAAGATATCTATTTTTATATTTTTAGTGCTGTTTGTTTGGTATTATGTTTCTGTTTACCTTAATAAAACTAATAATGATACAGATACTGAAGTTATTCATATAGAAGATAACGCTGTTAAAGTACAGTTAGTAGCAAGTAAGAATAAAGTTAAAGAATTAGAAAAACTTTTGGCGGCAAAAGAAAGTACAATATTAAAAGCAGTTAAAGATGGAAATGAGCGAGTTGATGAAATAGCAAGAATAAAGGGGCAACTTAAAGCATTTAAAAAATTACAACAAGCGTCTTCACATGTATATTTAACAGGTAGCAAACTTGATCACCATTTTATTAAGATTTATAATAAAGCATCAGATGGTGCTGAGTTTTTATCTGCTTGGGCGATGTTCCATCCAAATCAAGATGACCCAGAGAAACTTTGGAAGGTGGGGACTTTTAATAAAGAGTTTTATATTGATATTATAGAGACAGAAAATCGAGACGGTACTTTTAATAGATATGTGGAGTTGACATTAGAGAATAACAAAAACAGTGAAACAAAGGGGAAAGTATTTCCTATAGAAATAACTGATATAAAATGGGCAAAAAATCCAATTAAGGATAAAAAGTTTATGTGGAACCCGAGATTATCTATTGGTGGTGTGATTACAACTGAAAGTATATATCCTGGGTTAGGGTTAAGTTTTTTTAGTTATGGTAAAACTACTGCGGATTTGGACTGGAAGTTCCTGGGAATTGGTTTAGGTGGAAATGCGGATACAATTAGTTGTTTTTTTGAACCGGCATCTTGGAATTTTGGGAAGGCTTTACCTTTGATCGAAAATGCGTTTATTGGACCAGTTGTTGGTGTAAACACTGAAAGTGATATTGAGTATGGCGCGAATTTGTCTATCCCGTTTTAGTGTGTTTGATATAGGTTAAATCAATATGATAATTTATAAAGTGACAAACAAAATTAATGGTAGGGAATATGTTGGACAGACTATTAATAGTTTGAAAAAACGTAAAAGTGAACATATTAGTGTTGCATTGTCTATACATGATAATAATTATTTTCATTCTGCACTCAGAAGATATGGCCCAGAAAATTTTGATTGGAAAACTATACATGAGTGTGTTAATATTGATGATCTAAATAAATGGGAGATATATTATATAAAATATTATAATACCTTTAATAATGGTTATAATTTGACTTTGGGTGGTTTTGGATCAATTGGTTACAAGCATACCAAAGAAACCAAAAAGAAGATATCTATTGCAAATGGCGGAAAAAGATCTAGTTGGTATGGTAAAAGACATTCAGAAGAAACGAAAAAAAGAATGTCTGAATCACATAAAGGAAAAAAGCTTTCTGAGGAAACGAAAAGGAAATTGTCGGAAGCTTTGAAAGGTGAGAAAAATCCTTTTTATGGAAAACACCATTCTGAAAAAATGAAAATGGAAATGTCAGAATTACAGAGTGGAGAAAATCATCCTTTTTATGGTAGGGGCCATTCCGATGAAACTAAAAGAAAAATGTCTGTAGCAAAAATGGGCAAAAATCATCCAATGTATGGGAAACATCTTTCTGGAGAGCATAGTAGAAAAATATCTGAAACATTAAAAGGAAAAAATAACCCACGAGCAAGGGCTGTGATTATTAATGGTAAATTTTTTGATACGAGAAAACAAGCAGCAGAATTTGTTAATATTTCAGCAGCACACGTTAGATATAGAATTTTACATAAAACAAAATGGCTAGATTACAGCTACGCATAGATTTAGATTTTAGGAGGAAAATATGACTACTAGTTTAAATGATTTTATAGCCCCGCCATGGTGGAAGAATGGGCCAGAAGATTATACAAGAAACAGATCTGCAGGTGTGGATTATGATATGGATGATTTAATTGGAAGATCCGATGCAAAAAAGTACACATTAACAACCGATGATATAGCTACTGTATCAGGAACGTCTGGTACTTTATTATGGTCATAAATAGGAGATAATTAGTGTAAATGGAACAAGAACTATTAAACAAAGTTACAGCAGATCTTAAGGATAAATATCCAGATGTGGGGATTAAATCTGTTGAAGTTAATGACAAAACAGGACAGACAACTTTTCTTTTAGATTCTACTAAAAAGAGTTTGGCTTTCGTTGATGTAGCTAAAGGCGGGGGCATAACCCCTCATATTTACCGTGATAAAGCCTCTGTTATTTCTAGGGATTATACACAAAGACAAAATTTAGACTTAGGTAAAGCAGACCCTTATTCTGAAGACCCAAAAAAATCTTTTGAGCGTGCAATTGGTTATTATTATACAGACCCACTGGTAGGTGCTTCAACCAACATCCTAGCAAGTTTGGCAAAGAAGGGGTTTGAGAACGATATAGATGATACAGATATAAAACAGTTTTATGATGCGTGGACGTTTGATGTTGGTTTTGATGAGTTGTTAGATTGGCTTTTCTTGGATTTTTTCAAAGTGGGCCATGTAACCACCTATAAAGTTTTAGCAAAATATGAACCAAAAGTTTCATACCTTTCAACAATACCAGGAAAAAAAATTAATAATAAAAAAACAGCTACTGGAAAAAAAGAAACATCAGCCAAGAAAAATATTTGGTCAAAAGGCTATTTGCCAGTGGCTTATACAGTACTTAATCCTCTCTTAGTAAATATTGCCGGAAGTTTATTATTTGATAAAACCTCAGTAACTTTAACACCTCCTGCAGAATTAGGAGAATTATTGAAAAAGGGCAGTAGTGAATTAACAGAAGATGAAAAGGCTTTAATTAAAGCCCTACCCTCAGATTTAAAAGATGCAGCTCAAAAAGGTGGAGAATTTACACTTGACCCTAGACTTGTTGGTCAAATTACGTATAGGAAGCAGCCTTATGAGCGATATGCCCGTCCAAAGACATTAAAGGTGTTTGACACCATAGAATACAAAAACGCGCTTAAACAAGCGGATTTGAGCACGCTAGACGGTATTACGAATTATATACTGAAGATAACAGCTGGCAATGATGAATATCCAGTGACATCCCAGGCGGAATTGGAGGCTGTTGCACAATTATTCAATACACCAAGTAAATCGTTTGATGCCATATGGAACCATACTCTACAAATAGAAAAAATTGTATCACCTGAAATTGACAAAATTTTAGGGCAAGGAAAGTATAGTCAAGTAAATGATGATATGACTACTGGATTAGCTATTACACGAGCTATATTAGATGGCGGAGGTGATGTAAACGCTGCCGAAGTTGATTTATTAGTTAAAGGGTTGATGGAAGAGATTAATTATGCTAGAAGGCAAGTGACAAGGTGGATTTATAGAGAATACCAACAAATAGCTGAAGCAATGGGTTTTGATCGGTTTCCAAAGATTCGGTGGGACGAAGGGGTTCTTTTGGATACAATCCTGTATCTCAACAGTATTGCTTCAATGGTAGATCGCAGAATGTTGTCATATCGTACAGCGTTGGAAAGTCTTAATTTTGATTATCCAAATGAATTAAAGAATATGGAGGAGGAGTTGCCGTTGGTAGAGGACGGTGTGTTCGGCTTATATGGTAGTCCGTTTCAGCAATCGGCGCAAAACATTCAACCAGTACAGAAGTCTCCAACGGGTACACCATCAAAAGGGCGTCCAACAGGACAACCAGCCGGAAAGAAAGAAACAAACGTAGATCCAGCAAAACAACCTGGGCAAAAGGCGTCAATTACAAAAGATGTTATAAGCATGTCGCCTACTGAATACTCAAGCTTTTTAGATGGCGCCAGACGTGTTTTGTCAGAAGACGAATACATTAATTTTTTAGATTGGGCAAGTATGGATAGATTCAGTGAAAGATAAAGTATACGGAATAATTTATAAGGCGACAAACAAAATTAATGGTAAAATGTATATTGGACAAACTATTAGAAGTTTAAGTCGAAGAAAAGCAGTTCATGTTTCGGAAGCTTCAATAGTGAAGGATAATAGTTATTTTCACAATGCTATTAAAAAACATGGAACTAAAAATTTTGACTGGGAAACTATAGATACATGTAACAACAGAAAGAAACTCAATTTGTTAGAGATTTTTTATATCGGTTACTATAATACGTTTGTTGGTATAGGATATAATCTAAATGCCGGTGGAGATGGAAATGCTGGGTTTTCTCCTTCTGTAGAAACCAGGAGAAAATTGTCAGTGGCTAGTTCTGGTAAAAATAATCCTATGTATGGTAAGAAGCATTCAGATGAGACCAGAAAAAAACTATCCGTAGCAGCAATAGGTAAACGTAGTGGTAAGAATAATCCAAATTATGGCAAAAAACATTCTAAGGAAACTAGGGAAAAGATATCCGAAGCACTGATGGGTAAATGTACGGGCGAAGAAAACCATAATTTCGGTAAACCATTATCTGATGAAACGAAAAGAAAACTGTCTATAACATTAACTGGTAAATATAAGGGTGAAAATAGTTATATGTTTGGTAAACACCTATCAGAAGAAACAAAAAGAAAACTATCTGAAGCAAAGATGGGTAAATACAAAGGTAAAGATAGCCCTCATGCCAACGCGGTAATTATAGGTGGCAGGTATTTTGATACAAGGGAACAAGCGGCTGAATTTGTTGGTGTTAGCCCACCACTTATTAGGAGAAGGATTCTGAACAAAACAAAATGGCTAGATTACCATTATGCATGAATATATAAAGCAACAAACAGCGCTAACAAAGAAATATACATAAGTTAAACGGTACAAACATTACTACATAGAAGATGAATTAAAAATATTGTCATAGGGGTGTAAAATGCCAGAGTCAGAAGATCATGCATTTCGATTAGCAAACATGGAGAAAAATATTGAAAGGATATTAGTAATATTGAATGGTAATGGTAAACTAGGAATAGTAACAAAGTTAGAATTACATGAAGAAAAAATTAATAATATACCAACACCACGAGTGCTTAAATTTTATGCATTGATGAGTGGTGGTACTGTTGGTTTTATAAGTTTTATAGCTTATTTGATAATACAAGCTTGTAAAATAGCTTCTGGAGCTTAAATGAATTATAAAATTTGTACAAAATGTGGAGAAGAATTTCCAGCGACGGAAGAGTTTTTTTATAAACAGAAAACCGGTAAGTTTGGTTTACATGCTACTTGTAAAACATGTCGCAACAAGCAGAATCAAGAGTATTGTAAAAATAATACGGAAAAGATTACAGCTATTAAGAGGAAACATTATATAAATAACAGAGAAAAGGTTATAGCCAGCGCGAAGAAATGGCGGGAAGATAATAAAGAGAAACATGCAGCAACCACGAGGAAATGGCAGGAAAACAACAGAGAAAAGATTGTAGCCGATAAGAAGAAATATTATGTAGACAACAAAGAAAAGATTATAGCAAACGTGAAGGAATGGGGGAAAGACAATAAAGAAAAGGTTGTAATCAACAGGAAGAAATATCAGAAAAACAATAAAGAGAAA